GCCCCGGTTCGAGGAGTTGAGTGACGGGGAGTTGGCGCGCCTCGTCGGGCTGGGGCAGCACAAGGAGAAGCCGTGAACGACCCGCGCAGACACAACGCAATGGCGGTCGCGCAACACGAGCGAGTCCTCGACGTGCTCGACGTGCTCGACGTGCTCTGCGACGCACGCGAGTCGATTCGCACGCTGCGGAAGTGCGGAGACTTCGACGGCCCGCTCGAGGGGCAGGTGGGGGTGCTCTCTGACGTGCTGGAGGGTCAAATCGAAGCGATGTTCAAGTCGCTGGAGAGGTGGCGAAGCGACCACCGTGTTGAGGAGACGCCTTGAAAGAGCCCCTCGTCATCATCCGCCCCTTCGAGGAAGGCGACCGGCGCTTCATCGAAGCGTCCTGGTTCGAGTCCTACCTCAAGGCCCTTCGCCTGCCGGAGCTGCCCTTCGAGGTCTTCAAGCACGGAATGAATGCGCGCATCGCACGCCTGCTCGCGCGGAGCGAAGTGCTCGTCGCCGCTGCGCGCATCGCCCCCGACGAGATTCTCGGCTACATCGTCGCGGACAAGGAGTCGAAGGCGCTCCACTGGCTCTACGTGAAGGCGTCGTTCCGTCGAAACGGAATCGGCTCGACGCTCGCGGACGCCGCGAAGGCCACCTCGTTCTACACCCACAAGCCGTCACGCGAGGGGCACCGCTTCCTCACGGCGCTCGGCTACAACTTCAACCCGAGGCTCGCAGACCCGGACGCGGACCTCGACAACAGCGCCGGGTAGAGGAAGCACATGAGCATCATCAAGCTGAAGCGCGTGGACCTGAAGGACGGGGTGCAGATTCCGAGTCTGGGCATGACCAAGGTCATCAACAACGTCAGCCCGGACGGCAAGAAGGCCACGCTCGAGCTGGACGAGAGCCGAGGCGTCGTGAAGGTGACGGTGGTGGGGCAGGAGCCCGTCTTCATCTTCCGCGAGAGCATCAACGCCTTCCGCGAAGCAGACGCTCCGAAGGTCCCCGAGGTCGCGAAGAAGTAACCCATGCTCTCCCGGCGCGACGCACTCGAGGAGCTGGCCCGTCGCAAAGAGGCGGCGCGAGCGGCGGAAGAACTCATCCGGGGCATCCGGGACGAGTTGTTCCAGCAGCAGCTCGCCGTCATCGACGACGACAGCCGCAACAAGGCCACGCTCTGCACCCGTCGCGCCGGGAAGACGTCTACGTGGAGCCGCTACGCCGTCATCGAGTGCCTGCGGAAGCCGCGCACCATCGTCCGCATCTGGGCGCAGGCGCGGCTCCGCGCGAAGCAGTTGTGCTGGGAGGAGCTGCTCGACGTCTGCCGGCGTCACCGCATCCCCGTCAAGAGCCACGAGACGGAGCTGAGCATCACCTTCGAGAACGGCGCGAAGGTCTACCTCGTCGGCGCCGACAAGGACAAGGAAGCCCAGAAGCAGCGCGGCTACAAGACGAGCCTCGAAATCGTACTCGAGTGCCAGAGCTTCGGCTCCTTCCTCGAGAAGCTCGTCGAGGAGGTCATCGAGCCGTCCCTCTTCGACCTGCAGGGGACGGTGGTGCTCGAGGGCACCCCTGGCCCGGTCTGCGCCGGGTACTGGTTCTGGGTGACGGGCGACGACCACGACCTGAAGCGGTGGGTCAGCGTCGGCCGGCTCATCCAGACGCCCGGCGAGGAGGCGAAGACGCTCCGGGGCGCGAACTGGTCCTGCCACCGCTGGGGGTTGCTCGACAACCCGAAGCTGCCGAACCGCGCCACCGCGCTGCAGGACCTCAACGCGCTCAAGAAGCGGCGCGGGTGGGCCGACGACAACCCCACGTGGCTGCGTGAGTACAAGGCGCGGTGGGTGACGGACAACACGGCGCTCTACTACCGCTTCGCGCACGGGAGGAACACCTACGCCCTCACCCCGGAGACGCAGCCGTGGGACCCGCCCGGTACGCCCGAGCGCCTGCGGAAGTGGAGCCACGTACTGGGCTGGGACATCGGCTTCAACGACTCCATGGCCCTCGTGGTGTGGGCGTGGAACAACTACGACGAGACGCTCTACGAGGCGGCGTCGTGGAGCGAGAACGGCAACGAGGGCCGCGTCAACGTCATCCTGAAAATCAAGGAGTTCCAGCAGCGATTCAACATCGTGCGCATGGTGGCGGACACGCAGGGCGGCGGAAAGCTGCACGTCGAGGAGATTCAGGCCCGCGAGGGGCTCGTCTTCGAGCCGGCGAAGAAGTCCGACAAGTACACGCACGCGACGCTCATGAACGACGACCTGCTCACGGGTCGCATCAAGTGCATCGAGGGCAGCGAGCTGGCGCAGAACCTCGCGTCGCTCCCGAAGGACCCGGACTGGGACCCGGAGAGCGGCAAGCCGCCCGGCGAGGACCCTCGCTTCCCCAACCACGTAGCCGACGCCGGCCTCTACTCCTGGCGCTGGGCGCAGGCGTTCCTCGCGGAGACGCGCCCTCCGGACGCCCCGCGCCCAGGCACGCCCGAGGCAGCGCACGACGAGGAGAAGAGGCTGCTCGAGGAGCTGTCGAACCCGCCTCCCGAGCGGCCGTTCTGGGAGTGCGACCCCGAGGCCGAGTCCGACGACTGGTAAACCGACGAGGTTGTAGTAGAAGCTGGAGGCATGGCGCTCGGCTTGAAAGACGTGCTCGACCTCTGCACTCGCTACGGGGTGGTCCGCATCAAGGCGGTGACCTCCGACGCGGGCGAGGTGGACCTCGAGAAGGTCATCCTTCCCCCCGAGGAGAAGGAAGTCATCGACCCCGACGCCGGCAAGACCGGCCCGGACGGGCTCACCGACGACATGCGCGAAGAACTCTTCGGCTCGCGCAAGTAAACGTTTCCAGAGGGAGCCATGGACTACACGCAGGCCAAGCATTACAAGAGCCAGAAGGAGGCCGAGAAGGCGCTCTCTGACGGCAAGCTCGAAATCCGCGACTCGTCGATGTGGTGGTCGCCCAAGTTCAAGGACGACGAAGCCGGACGCCTCGCTAACGCCATCGACTACGCGCAGCGCCTCAAGGCGCAGGGCGTGGACCGGGAGCAGGCCAACATCCGCCACGCGCGCCTGTACGAGAACGTCGAGGTCAACTCCCTCACGACGCCCGACTACGCGACGAACATCGTGCGGCAGGCGGTGCTCGGTTCGGGCATCATGAGCCTGAACGTGGTGCAGGCGTGCGTGGACACGCTTGCCGCGAAAATCTCGAAGAACAAGCCCAGGCCCGACTTCCAGACCACGGGCGCGTCGTGGAAGACGCAGATGAAGGCCCGGAAGCTGAACCGCTGGGTGCAGGGCTTCTTCTACGAGGTGCAGGCGTTCGAGAACATGAAGCCCGTCTTCGTCGATGCCGAGGTCTTCGGCACGGGCTTCCTCCACATCTTCCCCACCGAAGACAACCGGCTCGACGTCGAGCGCGTGATGACGGGCGAGATGTTCGTGGACGACGGGGACGCGCTCACCGGGCGCCCGCGTCAGCTCTGGCGCCGGAAGCTCGTGCAGCGCGAGCTGCTCGCCGGTCAGTTCCCCGAGTACGTGGACGAAATCGACACGGCGTCGAAGACGCTCACGAAGGAGGGCTCGAACGGGCAGGTGAGTGAGCTGATGGTGGAGGTGTGGGAGGGCTGGCACCGCCCCTCCAGCAAGAAGGCGGGCGACGGGCTGCACGTCATCGTCATCAGCGGGTGCATGTTGCAGTGCGAGGAGTGGAAGGTGCCGTACTTCCCCTTCGTCATCCTGCGCTCGAAGCCGCGCGTTGTGGGCTTCCACGGCAAGGGGACGGCCGAGTCGCTCACCGGCATCCAGCTCGAGCTGAATCGCCTCATGCGGAGCGTCTCCGAGCAGCTTCGTCGCAAGGGCAAGGGGCGCATCTTCATCGAGCGCGGCTCGAAGGTGGTGCCGGCGCACATAACGAACGGCGTCGCAGACCTCGTGTACTACACGGGCACGCAGCCGCACGTGGACAACTCGAACGTGGTGAGCCAGGAGGAGTTCGCGCAGATTGACCGCCTCTACGCTCGAGCGTTTCAGGAGGTCGGCGTCAGCGAGCTGTCGGCCGCCGCGAAGAAGCCCTCGGGGCTCGACGCAGGCGTGGCGCTGCGCGAGTTCAACGACATCGAGTCCGAGCGGTTCGCCCTGAAGCATCAGGCGTGGGACAACGCCTTCATGGACCTCGTGCGCGTCTCCATCGCGCTCATCAAGACGCAGTACCCGGAGAAGCTGGGCAAGGGGTACAAGGTGCGCCTGCCGTCGCGTCGCCGCGCCATCGAGATTGACTGGAAGGAGGTTGACCTCGACGAAGAGTCCTACGTGATGCAGATGTTCCCGACGTCTTCGCTCCCCCAGACGCCGGCCGCGCGCAAGCAGTTCGTCAAGGAACTCGAAGCGGACGGGATGGTGTCGAAGACGGTGGCGAAGCGCCTGCTGGGCTTCCCCGACATCGAAGCAGAGATGGACCTCGGCAACGCCGCGCTCGACGACGTGGACGCGACCATCAGCGCCATCCTCGACGAGCCGAAGCCGAAGCTCATGCCGCCCGAGCCCTACCAGAACCTCGAGCTGCTCCTCGAGCGCACGATGGCGAACTACCTCTTCGTGCGGCACTTCGAGGACATCGAGCCCGAGCGGCTGGAGATGCTCCGCACGCTCGCGGACATGACCTCGAAGATGCTCGAGCCCCCTCCCGCGCCACCGATGCCCGGCCCCGGCCCCGGCGCGATGCCTGCCGGCGCCCCCATGCCGCCCGCTGGCCCTGCGATGCCGCCCCCGGCGCCCATCGGCAACGTCAACATCTCCGGCCCCGAGGTGAACATGCCCGTGGCCCCCGCTGTGCCGCCGCTGGTGGCCTGACCGCAGTACCACCCTGAGAGGAAACAATGCCTACTGAGAAGGCTGAAACCCCGTCGTCACCTGCAGCCATCGACTACAGCGCCATCGCCAACGAGATGCCGAGCGAGGCGCCGGCCGAGCCCGCGTCGGAGAAGAAACCCGCGCCCGTCGAGTCGAGCCCCGCCACCGAAGCGAAGCCGGAGGAGAAGCCTGCCGAGGCGAAGCAGGAGGAGGCGCCCGGCGACGACAACCCGTTCAAGAGCGGCTTCGAGAAGCTCGTGAAGCAGCAGAAAGAGCTGCGCGAGCAGCGCGAGGCGGCGAAGCACGGCTTCGAGCTGGCCGAGGTCGTCAGCCCGGCGCAGGCGCTCGCGCTCAAGACTGCGCTCTCGAAGGGCGACAAGCTGGGCGTGATGACGGCGCTCGGCATCAGCTACACGGACATCGCCCAGGCTGTGGTCGGAGCCTCGAAGGGCGAGCCCCCGAAGCCCCCCGCGCAGCCCGCGAAGGAGTCGCCGGCCGAGCAGGCGCAGCGCATCGCGCTCGAGTCCCTGCCGCCGCAGGTGCAGGAGGTCGTGACGGCGTACAAGCGCCAGCAGCAGGTCGCGGTCGAGCAGCAGGTGAAGTCGGCCATCAAGGAGGTCATCACCGCCCACGCCTCGAAGCTGAAGCACGTCTCGGGGCTCGAGGCGGTCGAGGAGGTGAGTGCGGTGATGGAGGAGATGTTCGCCCGCGCCGGTGGCTTCCCGTCGAACGACCCGCGCGAGAACATCCGCATCGCGGCCGAGGAAGCAGAGCTGCGGCTGGCTCGTCAGGCCCAGCGATGGGCGAAGGTCTTGACACCGGCCGAGGAGTCGCAGAACATCCCGGCCAGCAAGGCACCTGTGAAGCCTGATTCGCCCGCCCAGAGCAGCGGGGGCAAGACGTTGACCAACAACCTCGGGGCAGTCGCCTCGAAGTCCCCTCCGCTCAACACGGAGAGCCTCATTCGCGACATCGCGAGCGAACTCTCCAAGCTCTAGGCGTCCGGTGGCCCACAGGGTTCACCGGCGACAATCGGTGAACCATGGCTGGTGTGACCCCCACGGCAATCGCTTACGCGCTCAAGCGGCTCTACCCCCAGAGCCGCATCGACAACCTCGTCTACCAGGACAACCCCCTGCTGGCGATGATTCCGAAGGAGGGCGGCTTCGGTGGTGAAGTGACCGCCATCGCGGTTCGCTACGCCGACAGCGTGGCGCAGTCCGCCGACTTCGCGACCGCCCAGAGCCAGAGCGGCTCGATGGCGAACAAGGGTCTGCAGTTCCTCGTGACCCGCGTGAAGGACTACCAGCTCTACAACCTCGCGACCGAGGCCATTCTGGCCGGCGAGAACGACAAGGCGGCCTTCGTCCGCACGCTCGACACCGAGGTCACCTCGGCGCTCAACAACTTCGGCCGCGCGCGTGGCATCGACCTGTACCGCGACGGCGTGTGTGAGCGCGCGCAAATCGCGCCCGGCGGCGTCTCCGGCTCCGGCCCCTACGTGTTCACGCTGGCGAACCCGAACGACATCACCAACTTCGAGGTCGGCCGCACGGTCGTCTTCTCGAACGGCTCGACGAAGACGAACATCCTCCGCAACTCGGGCGGTGGCGTCGTCATCACCGCCGTGGACCGCGACGCCGGCACGTTCACCACCGCGACGAACCCGGACTCGGGCGCGGCGAGCGACTTCGTGTTCTTCAAGGGTGACCGTCAGGTGGCGGCCATCACGTCGAACTCGCAGTGGCTGCGCCTCTCGGGCCTCGAGGCGTGGAACCCGGTTTCCGCCCCCACGGCCGGCGACTCGTTCTTCTCCCGCGACCGCTCGGTGGACCCCTCGCGCCTCGCCGGCATCCGGCAGGACATCTCGAGCCTGAACCCGGAAGAGGGCCTCGTCACGGCCATGCACCGCGTCGCCCGCGAAGGCGCGCGCCCGTCGCACCTCTTCGCGAACAACATCGACGTGAAGAACATTCAGGTGGCGCTCGGCTCGAAGGCGGAGATGGAGTACACCCGCATCGGTGAAATCGGGTTCACCGGCATCCGCGTCAACGGCCCCAAGGGCGACGTGATGCTCTACAGCGACCAGAACGCGCCGTCCGGCGTCGGTCGCCTCCTGCAGCTCGACTCGTGGAAGCTGCGCTACATGCGCGAGCTGGCCTACATCCAGGACATGGACGGCGCCCGCCTGTCGCGCGTCTACAACGACGACGCCTACGAAGGCCGCATCGCCTTCTACGGCCAGCTCACCTGCACCGCGCCCGGCTTCAACAGCCGTCTCGTGATGCCGAGCTGATGAACGCGAGCCTCGGGCGCTGAAGACGGCGCTCGAGGCTCACCTCGCCTTCCTCAACCTCAAGGAGAACACGACATGGCTGCTCGCAACGCGACGCACATGAACTACACCATGAACCGGGAACAGGTGTCCCTGACCGGCAAGTGCGTGGGCAACGCCGGCGCCAACCCCACGGGGCTCAAGGGCATCGGCATCGCCAGCATCAACTGGGTGTCCTCGGGCAAGTACACCATCACGCTCTCGGACAAGTACGCGGCGCTCCTCGGGGCGCAGTTCATGGTCATCGACTCGACGGGGCTCACCCTCTCGAGCGTGTTCATCTCGGCCGAGACGGTCGCGACGAACAAGACCATCACCATCGAAGTCTTCGGTGGCGCATCCACGGTGGCCCCGACTCGCCGCAACCTCGCGGCGACGGACACGCTGCGCTTCATCCTCACGATGTCGAACACGTCGCAGGTCCCGAACGGGAACTGAGGCGGTGGCGAGGAGTGGGTAGTCAGGCGGGTTCGACTCCCGCCCCTCGTCTATGGGCACGGTCACGCTCTCGAGCTTCATCACCCGCGCGCGCAGTCGTGCGGACATGCCCCTTGCCGGCTTCGTCTCCGACTCCGAGGCGACGGTGTGGGTCAACGAAGGCGTCGGCATCCTGCACGAGAAGCTCGTCTCGGCCTACGGCGAGGAGTACGCCTCGAGCGAGGCGGTGCTCACCACCATCGCGGGCACGACCGACTACGCGCTGCCGGCGACGTTCTTCAAGCTCTACGGCGTGGACCTCACGCTGAACGGGTACACCCGCGCCCTGCGCCCGTACATGCGCAGCGAGCGGAACACCTACCGCAACCAGGTCTGGAACCAGCAGCTCCCGCTGCCTCGCTACTCGCTGGTCGGCTCGAACCTGCGACTGCTGCCGGCGCCGCCCGCGACGACCGGCAAGATTCTCTTCGCCCCCACCGCGACGCAGCTCGTGAACTCAGGTGACTCGGTGACGTTCCCCGGCACGTGGGAACGCTACGTGGTCGCCTACGCGGCCATGCAGATGCGGATGAAGGAGGAGTCGGACATCCGTGAGCTGGCGTCCCTGCTCGCGAGCTTCGACCGCGAGCTGGACCAGCAGGCCACCGACCGGGACCTGGCCGCGCCAAAGCAGGCGGTCGATGTGGACATGCAGGACTACGACCTGCGCTGGGGACCGTGATGCTGCCGCAGGTCGAGCGCCCCGGCTCGCTCGAGAAGGTCATCACCGCGCTCAAGGCGGTGCTGAAGTTGCTGGCGCCCTTCGACGAGCCCGACAAGTGGCACCGTGCTGAGCTGCTCAACGGGTGGGTGAACAACCCGGCAACAGGGCTCTACAGCGACTCAATCCCTGCCGCGTACACGAAGGACCCGCTGGGGCGCGTGCATCTCCGTGGCTGGCTCTCGAACACCGCCGCGAACAACCTCGTGCTCAGGCTCCCTCCGCAGTACCGCCCCACGCACGTCGTCTACTGGAACGCGGACCTCATCGTGTTGCCTGACGGCTCCGTCATCCACAACTCGGTGGCCCTCAACTGCTACCTGAACGGTGTGAACTTCGATACAAGGGAGTGGTGAGCCTCCGCGACCAGAAAGTCGATGTCGTTTTCAGGGGCGGTCTGGACCTGAAGACTGACGGCAAGCTCGTGCTGCCGTCGAAGCTGCTTGTGGCGACCGACGTGGAGTTCGATGGTGCCGACACCATCGTCACGCGAGCCGGCACCGAGACTCGAGCGATGGCCGGGGGCTTCACGAACCCCATCCGCATCTTCGAGCACGGCGGTGTGCCGGTGGTCGAGTTCGAGGACGGCTCGATGCTTCGCGCGCCGGACGGGGGCACGGGCTTCGGAGCGTTCGGCGCCGCCGCGCAGAGCTACGAGCCGAACGTGTTTCCGCGCACCGACGTGAGGACGCGCCGCGCACAGGCGCTCACGTCAAAGCAGAGCGCAGGGCCCACATACTACCCGCTCTACGACCGAAACTTCGACGTGGCAGAGGGCACTTCGCACTACTGCATCGCGTGGGAGGAGCCGGGTTACACCGGCCGCATGGCGGTCAAGTACTCCGTCCGTCGCCTCGACAACGACGCCGAGGTGCAGTTCGGCATCTTCAGCGGCTCGGGTGGCTCGTCCGATGTGTACGTGAAGCCGCGCGTGACGTTCGACTCGGTGAATAGCCGGTTCGCCATCTTCACTGCGCACTTTCTCTCGGGCAGCACCAACTACGACGTCGAAGGCACGTACCTGCCGCAGGCGGGCGGTGCGCTCGTAGGCCCTGCGGTGATGATTGCCGTTCCCGCCGGCGGCACCGTCGAGGGTGCAATTGGTCAGGAAGCGTTGTTCGACGTCGCCGTGACGCCCACTCCGGCAACGTTCGGCGGGGCCGCGTACAGCATCTGCGCCCGACAGACCAACCTCGCAGGCAACGTGTACATGCGGCAGATGACGAGCACGCTGACGGCAATCGTCGCGACGACGAACGGTGCTCCTGCCGCGAAGCCCGTGTCGCTCACCGCTCATGGCACCTTCTCGGCCGGTGTGCTCCTGAGCCACGCCTTCTTCGGCGCAGGTGCGAACCTGCGAGGCTACCGGCTCCCGTCGAACACGGGCGTGCAGTCGGCCGAGGTGACGCTCATCACCGTTGGCGTCTCTCCGGTCGGGCGCGTCGCGGTGACCGACAACGTTGCAGGCACCAGTCTCTACCTCGTGTTCGACAGCTTCTCAGCGACGAGCGCCACGTTCGCCACCACCTACGTCGCGAGTTGCACCACAGCCCACGCGGGCGTGACGTGGACCGCCGTGGGGACCAACTGCTTCATCTCGGGCCGCATCTTCACGCTGCGCAACCGTCGCAGCATCCCGATGACGTTCACGTCGGCGCAGTACCAGAGCGTGACGCTGGTGCTCGACGTGGATTGCGCGGCGAGGAATCTGGGCGTGGCGACACAGGCGCAGCCGCTCTTCACCGCGCGGCTCGACTGGGGTGAGACGGCGAACCCGAGCCCGCTCGCGCTCGACTCGGCGCACCGTGTTCCCGGCTGCAGCGAAACGCTGATGCCCTATCTCAAGTACGAGGTGAACACGCGCCTCGCGGGCACCACCGACACCACGCCCGTCGCGGTCGTGTTTGCGGAGTTCAACGCCTACTCGCAGCTCGGGGACATGAAGTGGAACGGCGACACGTACCTCGCGGGCGCGATGCCGATGGTGACGGACGGCCAGCGGCTCGTCGAAGAGGGCTTCCACTGGAACCCGGAGGTCGTCGGCACGGTGACGAACGGGCTCGTGGTAGTGCCGCCTGTCGCCACCACCACCGGCATCTACGACTTCCCAGCCGTGGGGAGCTACATCTGCGCCTTCACCGAGTCGTGGCAGGACTCGCAAGGCAGCTGGCACGAGTCGGGCGTGTCGTTCCTGTGCTCCGTGACGACCACGGCGGGCAACCTCGGCATCAACCCGACCATCATCCGGCCCCCGTCGCTGAAGCGCGACCAGTCGCAGCTCGTGGCTGGCTACAAGACCGGCCTGACGATGTACCGCACGAAGCTGCTGGGCACCGACACGACGATGTACCTCGCGCACTCGGGCGAGCTGGGCGCGGGTGCTGGGTACATCAACGACACGCTGCTCGGGCAGGGCGAGGTGCTCTACACCGAGGGCGGCACGCTCGGAAACACACCCGCGCCGGCCTGCCGTCACATGGCGTTGTTCGACGACCGCATGGTGCTCAGCGGCTGCGGCGACGGGAAGCGCCTCTACTGGACGAAGCAGGTGTCGGCGGGGTTCGCGGCCGAGTTCGTCTCGGACGAGCCGTCGTTCCAGCAGGTCATGCCGGCCGACGCCGTGGCGACCGTCGAGATGAACGGCAAGCTGGTGGTGCTGCTCGAGGACCGCATCGGCATCATCTACGGGACCGGGCCGAGCAACTCGGGCGAAGGGCAGTACGCCTCCATGGACACCGTGGCCGAGAACATCGGTGCGTACTGGCCGGCGCCGAAGTCGGTAAAGCTCTCGGCCGATGGCGTCTGGTTCCAGAGTCGCTACGGGCTGCGCCTCTTCAATGGCGCAGGCATCGCGCGCGACAACTCGGGCAAGTTCGTCGGTTCCGAGGTGGACTCACGCATCACCGCCGAGTACGTGGTGACGCTGGCGGGAGGCTCCGAGCAGCAGACCCGCTTCTTCCTCGCAGGCGGCGACTCCGCGCTCATCTGGGACCAGACCTGGGGGCAGTTCACGCAGTTCAACAACCACACCAGCATCGACGCCTGCATGGTGGGAGGCGAGTACTTCTTCCTCTCCGGCGACACGCTGCGCTACCGCAACGGAATCACGTCGCAGGACTCCGGCGCCCCGCTGTCGTGCGCGATTCGCACCGCGTTCCTGAAGCTCGACGGCATCCAAGGGTTCCAGCGTGCGAGGAAGATGCTGCTGCTCGGCAACGCGCAGCCCAACAGCGTCAACGCGGTCCAACTGGACGTGTCCTACGACGAGTTGGCGAACGACGTGACCGAGTTCAGCGGCAACGTGGTCGCTAACGCGCAGGGCACGCTTCAGTTCGAGCACCAGTTCTGGAAGCAGAAGTGCCAGGGCATCACGCTCGCCATCACGTTCCCGGTCGTCACCAGTAGGGTCCGCTTGACGGGCCTGTCGCTCGGTGTTGCTATCAAGGGCGGCCTGTGGAAGTCCGCCGAGGTCAAGTAAGAGCGCCCACAGCGCGGAGAACTGGAAATGGCTGACCCCTACTTCGGAGCAGATGAGATTGACCCACTCTCTGTCGAGGGAGGGGGGAAGCCCGCGTCGTTGCCGACGAGCACCGCGCCGTCTTCGTTCTGGCAGGGGTACTTCGAGAACGGAGCCACGGGAGGCGTCGGACGTGCGCCAGTCGGCTACAGCACCA